TTAAGCACTGGCCACCTCGATGTCGTAAAAGTACGCCCTCGCGTCGGCGAAACGACTGCCAGATGTGCGATTGACGACACGAACCGTGTAGATGCCCTTGCTGATGCCGACCAGGGGACCAACTGTCAGCTTCTCACTATCCCCCGAAACCGAGGAGAAGACCTCGTCAATAATGTCCCCGTGAGGCCCGCGTACCTCAAGGCATGCCTTCCCATCAACCGGGACATCGCACCAGCAGGACACCGACTGTCCGTCGTCCAGGGCCGCGTAGAAATGAGCGCTACCACCAGGGCAGACCTGGATTTTCGGACCGGCCACCAGCTTGGACCTCCCGAAATAAAATCCATCTAGTGGGCTGTGGGGGCGATACTGCTCGCCCACCACAGCTACGCTAACCTCACCTGCGTAGTCCGCCATCGCCTATGCCTTCCTGATGGCAGACCAATACTTTGTCGAATACGAGCCTGCCACCAGCATCCAATCCGTGCCATCGATTTCGACCGTTTCGCCGAATCCCGGACTAAAGTTCAGACTAGCACCAGCCCCCAGGTCCATCACACCCTCCAGAGTCCCAACAGCTAGGTCGGAAACATTCCCGCTGACGGCCAATTCACCCACAAAGCGGAGAACGCCATCGGTCCCTTTGATTTTCCGATTGACCGAGTTATTGGCCCCCCCATCGATGTTGCCCATCGCCTGATTCCCGGCCTCGTCAAATAGGAAGCGACCCCCGCCATTCGACCCGTTTGGAAAATAGCCGAGATTGTTGTAGTAGTAGTTACCTGTGGACAGGGTGGTAATAAGGACAATGTTCTTCGATTCATCAAATCTGCGCGGGGCTCCAATATAGGTGGTCGTCCCGTTCACCAGGTCCACGTAGAGAATACGATGGTCAAGAACCGACAGGGCCCAGCCGCCAGGCCATCTCCTCGTCCAAAACGCGTAAGTCGAGGAAAAGACCTTGATGTTCGCCCCGACCCCGGCGTGGCCAACAGCATCCCATCCTTCCCACAGCTCGATGATTGCGTAGTTCGCCTGATTGTCGCTCACGAGAACATAGAACAGGACGTTCTTGGCCGCATCCTCGCACTTGTAAACCTTGGCGTTTGTCCCGGCCGCCGCATCGTGGACCGACCACTTGCCGTTCAGGCAGACGTAGTTATCGAATAGGGCCAGCATCGAACCAGCCGCGACCGACGACCAGGATCCCTGATACCAAGCCATCTTTTCCTCCTAGTATTCGAACCAGATGTCTCCGTCGGCACCCTCTTCGGGCTCTGGGGCGTCGTCGGCACTATGGATTTTCCGGCCCCAGGCCGGCGCGGTTGCGCCCATCTCGAGCATCCTCCCCTCCTCCCCGGCGGCGAGCTTGCTCCACCTCACGGGATCGGAACCCAGCCCGACGATCAGCCCTCCGAGTTCCGGCTCCTGCTCCTCGGTATCCGGGTGCATCGACCCGTTGAGAAGCGCGTGCTGATCAGGGCCGGGAGAGCCGAGGGGGATCTCCGGGTTGCCCGCGCCGACGATCAGCGCTCCGGCCTCCGCCTCACCGGGAACCGTATCGTAATGCACGGCCCCATCCAGCAGCATATGCCCTGGCGGCTCCCCCTCCTCCCAGCCGGTGACCTCGCAGGTATAGTTTATCGAGGAACCGTCTATCGTCATGTCCCGGATCAAGGCCGTGACGTTCATCACCGTAGGGAGCAAGTCGAGATGAACAGTCATCGAGACCGTGTCGCCGAGTTCGAGAGGGACAGGGTTGCCTGCCAGCCGAAGTTCAATGTACCATTTCGGGTCTTTCCTCCCAGCAAGGATCACCGGGGCCATGCTGTCAACGGAATCCTGATTCTGGAACAGGTGGTTCGAGACGGACTCCGTGAATTCGCCGAAACCGTCTATGGAGTCCTGATCATGAGCGGCTCCGATCCACCTGCTCCGGTCTTTGTCGTCTCGGGCCTTGAACATCGCCCGCTCCGCCCCTTCGACCACAACGCGGTTGCGAATCTGGGCTACTTCCTGTCTTCTCCTGGGCGCCTTGATATGCCCATAACTCGAGAATTCGAATACCGGCTCTGTTGCCTCGGGCGCTGGATTAAAGCACGGCGTCCCGTCGTAGGCGAACCAGAAACGGTAGTCGACGCGCTCGCAGAGCATCCGGACCGCCTCGAGGGCCGAGGCCCCCGACTCGAACCAGACGCGAGGGATTGTGACCCCGGTCGGTACGTAGTCCATCGCAGCCAGCGCCGTCGCCTGGCCTGCGTACAGCCCGGCCCGGACCAACAGGCCCGCCACGGCGTCCTCAACGATCTGCGTTTCGTAGTAATAGATAAGTAAATTATCAGTTCCTTCCTCGACGGTCTTGTGCTCGTCGAAATAAAACATCTTTGTCGGCTCGTCATAATACCATCCGCCGCCTGAGCCGTCTCGCCCCACCGGGTCGCCGTAGTTGACGGCGTCGCCGTCCAGCGTCACATAGTGAGGCCCGTTGCACGTCGACGGCATCTGATACTTATTCCAATTCTTGTCGCAAGCCTTTAGCGATATACTGGTTATCCACAGCACCGCCCCCGCCGCACTGGACATGCTGATGCGCAACCAGAGATTCCCGGCCGTAAGGTTGTCCATCTCCTGCGTCCAGGTGTGCCATGTGGCGTCAGGCACGGAATCATCCGTGAACGCATATTTCCACTCACCGCCGTTCGCCACCTCGAACTTCGTGATGTGGCCGTTTTGCCGGTAGTATTTGACCTTGAGGACATATCGGGTGTCAGCCGAAACGCTGGCGATCACGGCGATGGCATTGCCCGAGTCGGCGGTCGTCATCATCTCTCCGGCGTAGTCGCCGTCGCCTCCGGCGGGGATGTCCGGGGGGGGGCCCTCGGACGTGAACGTGACGCCGTTGAGCCCCCAGTCTGTACTGATGTCATCGGCCTCGCTGTCGATGTCCATCGCGTCGGCCTTGTCATAGAGCTGCGCTCCGGTCTCAGTGAACGACGAGACGGACGACAAAGTCTCGATGCGGCCCCAGTAATTATTGGGCTTGTAGAGCTTCGTGTCGGCCAGCCGCTTCGTGAAGTCCAGGCCGGAAAGCTTGATCGAGTGCGACTCATCATCGAACTCTGGCGCGTCCATGTAGCCGATGAGCCTAGCCCAATAGAGGGGCTCGCCATCGTAGACGCCGCCGAGCGATAGCCGAACTTTACGCCCAATCCTGAACAAGCCCGCATATTCGCTCGTTGGGTGGAACGGGTCGAAGATCCCGTCCTTGTTGAGGATCGAGGCCGACCATTTGCCGGCAATCGGCTCGGGCGTCCTTCCAGGCCCGCTCAACTCGACGCGCATGGATTTGTCCATCAGGTAGTTCTTTCCACCTAGGTTGCAGAGGTCGATCCACGACGCCCCGTCATAAATCTCGAACCTGTAGAGCAGCTCCTTCGTCGGAGCCAGGAGCTCCGTCGGGGTAACGGGAGAGATCTCCTGCATTTACCTGACTTCTTCCAATGTAATATGGATTTTGTATCGTACATCGTCCGTGTGTACATCAATCAGAGGCCAAAAGTCGAAATGTAACATGACGACTTGATACCATGTCTCATCATCCCAGGTGTTCTTAAAGCGGAGAGCCTCCTTAAAACGGCTCAGCCAAACGAAATCATCCAGCTCGGCCCGAGTCATGAGATCCCATTCAAAAGCCCACTCCTTCAGCTCGACATTCTTAAAGATATACTGCGCCGAGCCGTCTGCCATGATGACCTTTTCGATATTTCGCTGCAGCCTGACCGTCCAGCTGGGACTCGCGCGGAAACGAGGCGCCGGGAGCTTGATTTCCCGTCCCTGGGGACCGAGCCGGATTTCAGGCATTGATCACCTTCCTTGCCTCAGGTTATAACCCCGCCGGCGCGCCTGACCTTCAACCGCCTCAAAGAGATCCGAGGACGCGCGGTCGATCTCATCTCGAGAAAGACCGGTCGTCTGGATCATGGGCGCGTACAGGTTCAAATTAAGGACAGCCGGCTCGGTCGGGCCCCCACCGCGATCACCGAACATATCGAGCTTGTTCAGGGGAATCACCATTTCAGGCCCGGCCTCTCCAACGAGAGCCAGAGTGGGGCCTGTTACCAGGCCGCCCTCGCCGAGCTTGATGGCTGAAAAAAGAGCGTTCACCGCCGCGATCGCCCCTCCGACCACTGCCAGGCTGAAGGGGAAGGGGATGGAGCCCATTACGCTAGCAATGACGTTGGCGATCGCTTCGGAGTGCTTGGCAATGATGTTCTTGGCCGCGGCCGCCATGACGCCCGCAACGAGCTGCTTGAGCGCGGACAGGGCCGCGTTGACGGTCTCCTTGAGGGCCGAGCCGAAGGCCGCGAACACCGTCTTTGCCCCGGAGCCGAATTCCTCGAAAGCGCCGAGGATCCTCTCGAAGCCCGTCTGATAGACGTCAGCCAGGGCCGCCTGCGTCGCCTCGGCCAGGGCGATATCCTCCGAGGCGTCATCCTCGGCCAGGGCGCGCTTCCTGGCGTAGTAGTCGGTCAGGAGCGCCAGCAGCTCTTCCTTCTGCTGGACGGACATGGTCTTGTGGTCGCTAATCCATGTCTCGGTGGCAACCCGCTCCTGCTCGAGCGACCATAGCCTATAGTCGTGCTCGGAGAGAGTCATCTGCATGATGCCGTCGGTGAGCTTAGCCCGCTGGTCCTGGAAGCTTTGGGCCGCGGCCAACCGCTCGGCCCAGTAGGCGTTCTCGGCGGCTTTGACCTCGTCCAGGAAGGCGGTCTCATCCTGGGTGCGCTTCTCAAGCACCGAGCGTTCCAGGGTGGCCAGTTGGACATGGTAGGACTGCCGGGCGGCCAGGAGGAGCTCGCCACGGGCTTTCTCGTCCTTGACCTCTTCTCCGATCTGTTTCACCCGTTCTTCATAGGCCGCCTTCAGAGCCCACCGGCTGTACTCGGTCTCGGACAGCGTCGCTTTCTTGATCTCGTCGGTGAGCAGCTGCCGCAGGGACGTGACGCGCTTGATCTGCTCCTCGGACAGCGCGAGGGCAAGGTTCACGTTCTCCTGGGCCTCCTGTTCGAGCTTCAGGGCCCCGCGCTGCTTGTCGATGGCCTCAGCGTGTTCTCTGCCGACCTTGGCGAGAGCCTTCTGGAGCGCCTCCCCTTCCTGGCCTTTCCTGATGGCCTGCGCCAGCGCGGCCGTATTATCGCCGTATTTCCGACTCAGCTCGACAAACTCACGCCGGGTCATGCCGGCCGCGTCGGCCGCCTCGCGGAGCTTTTTCCCGAGCCTCTGCTGGCTCTCGAAGAGCGCGTAGTCGGCGTCGATGGCACGCTCTTTGGCCTTGATCAGATCCGTGGTGATCTTGTAGGCGGCCGTTGCTGCGGCGGTGAAGAGCCCTATCGGCCCGATGGCTACGAGGAACGCTTTCCCGAGGAGGCCGAGGCCTGCGGTCAGAATGGGCACCTGAACGACCAGGTGTCCGATGATGATGAGCGCCGGCCCCAGGGCGGCCGCAATCCCGCCGAGTGCAACGAGCGCCGTTTTGACCGGCCCGGGAAGCCGTGCGAAGACGCCGGCAACCGCCTCGACGGCAGAGGCGATCTTCGGCAGCACGTTCTCGGCCAGGCTCAGCAGGATCTTTCCGAGCGGCTCGAGCGCCAGGATGACCTTGTTCCTGGTCTCCTGCCAGATCTCGGCGAATCCCCGCGTATCCTCATTCGCGCTCTGGACGGCGCCGCTTGAGGCTTTCAGCGTTTTCACGAGCGAGCCGATCTCGAACCGGCCCTCCCGGATGGCCGCGGCCATATCCGGGCCCGCCCGGGCTCCGAAAAGTTCGAGGGCCAACCGGTTGGCCTCAGACGTATCACCCGTCGCCTTGATCTGCTCCATCATGGCTTGGAAGGTCTCGACGACTGGTTTCCCTTCCCTGGCCATCGTGCCGAGCGCGATCCGGAGCGAGCCCATGACGAGCTCCGAGTTGACGCCCTCCTTCTCGAATTTGCCAATGAGCGCGGCCGCCTCTTCGAACGAGAAGCCCATCTGCCGGAGAGGAGCGCCGTACTGGACGATCTGGGCGTTGAGCCGCTCGAGCCCGACGCCAGTCGCCTGGGAGGCCGCAAAGAGGGTATCCAGCGCCGCTGGCGCCTTCTCGACCTCTATCCCCCAGTCGCCGAGCGTCCGAGTGAAGGAGGCCACAAGCTGCGCCGAGTCGACGCCCATGAGCCGCGCCGCGTCGAGCGTTCTTTTGGCCATCACCTCGAGCGCCGAACCGGCCAGGCCCGTCCGGGTGCTGAGGTCGGCGATGACCTGGGAGACCTCTTGGATATTCTGAGGAACGGTCCTGGCCACAGACTTGGCCGAGCTTTCGAGGGATTCCAGGGCTTGCCCTGTAGCCCCGGTCCGGGTCCGGATGAGGTCCATCGCGTCGTCGACGTCCAGGGCCGCCTTGAAGGCTGCCACGCCCAGCCCGGCGAGAGGCAGAGTGACAGCGCCCGTTAAGATCGTGCCGGCCTTCGTCAGGCCCGCGCTGAGGGCGCGTGTCTTCTGATTTACCTCGTTTACGGCCCGGCTAAACTCCGAGACATCGGCTCCGATCTTAACGAGCAGGCTCTTGACGGTCATCGTTCGCATCTCACTTGATGTTCAGCCTCTTTCGTAGGGCCCGGAGTTCCTTCATCCTTTCAGCCTTGGTCTTGGGGGCCGCCGCCTGCGAGGTTAGGATCCTCGGCATGAGGTCCAGCGGATCGACCGACCGTCCTTTCCGCATGTGCGGGCGGAGAAGGAGGGACGCGAACCAGGCGTCCCGGAACCATCGTTCCTTCTCCCGCTCGTTCTCGGCGGCGACGGCTCGGTTGAGCTCGGCCGGGAGCAGGCGCTTGAATTCCCTCTCCCGGAAGATCCCTATGTAGGCTGCTTGTCTCCGGGCCTCTTTGAGCCAGGGACCACGCGCCTTGGCCCGGGCGCTTTTTTTCCCGTTCCGGACTCGCCGCCGGCCTCGTACTTCATACCGGCATGGGCGAAGATCGCTTCGGTCACCAGGAGCGACAGGTCCATGATCGAGAACCTTCGCTCCCGAATCCCCGCGTTGAGCTGCCGCTTGATGTCCTCGAGCGCCGGCTGGGGGTTCTCCCACGCCAGTCCCGCCCACACCAGGAAAGGCACGTCGAGCGTGGAGATGTTGAGCTTCAGGGGGTCGAATTCCTCGGGCTTCGTGTTGCTCTTCTTCGAGAAATACTCTGCGATGAGGTCCCAGGCGCCGAAGTCGTAGGCCAGCTGATGCCGCTGGTCAAGGTCGATCGCGTATTCCTTCATGCACCCTCCTCAAGGCAGGCGCACGGCCGCGACCGTGACGCTCGTGACGCCGGAGTAGGCCACCTGGACCTTCTGGGCCGCGTCGTTGAAGCGTGCCTTGGGAAAGGGCCCGATGATCCTTTCCCCGCTCGCCGGGACAGAGACCTCCACGTCATGGTCGAAGCCTTGATTGCAGTCGACCTGGGAGTCGATGGTGACGGTCACCGCCGCCCCGCTCCCGTTCTTGACATGGAGATACTCCCGGCCCGAGTTGAGGAAGGCATCTCCGAGCTCGGCCGCCGCTCCATAGATCGGATCCAGGCCGGAGAGAGAAATAACCTGTACGGTCAGGTCTGCCATGTCACCCTCCTTACGACTCGACGATCGGGCCGATGTTCTTCAGCGTGAAGCTGACCGTGGCAGCGTCGTCGTGGGGCGCCTCGATCGGCATCTCGGTGAGCCGGAAGTACCCCGTGTAGGTCTTGGTCGGGGTGATGACCTGGCAATGCAGATCCTTCCTCTCCCAGAAGCCCTTCTTGACCTCCAGGAAGCCCGCGTCGTCCTCGATCAGGAAGGCGTCGAATTCGACGTCGAACGACCGCAGGCCGGCCAGGTTGTCCATCCAGCCTTCGTTGTCCTTGTCGGTGACGTCGATGTCGGTCAGGCTCGGCGTGATGGTCGCGCCGCGCTGCCCTCCGACCTTCGTCCAGACGGGGCTTCCGACGGTCCCTGTGTTTACCTTGAGGTAAACATCCAATCCGCGCACTTTACCCATGTCTTACCTCCTCACCGCTCAGGCTTCGGTCGGCCTCAAGCGGAAAATGTATTTCAAGCGGATCTCGGTCGTCTTGGGGCGTGAGAACTGGACGGCGTGCAGGAAGAAGGCGACCTCCTCATGCCGCCAGGTCTTCTCCGGCTCCGCCGCCCGGATCGCGGCATCAAGCGCCGCGCCAGCCTCGGCCTTGTCCCCTGCCTTGATGATCGCCCCCAGCTCGTGGTCCATGCCCTCGTCAGGGGGGAGCCAGAAGAGGAGCTCCCGCGTCTTGAACTCGAGCGTCGCGCGTGCAGGAAGGATAAGGTTCCTGAGGATCTCCGCCCCGACGTCGACGGGGCCCACTTTCCGAGGACAAGGGGGAGTCTTGCGGGTTTCCTCGGCCATGAGCGCGTCGAACTTCTCGACAGCCTCGGGATCCGGCCTGGGGATCGCCTGCGCCTCGGGCTGAGACGCTTTCTTTCTGGCCATGTTCATATCTCCTCGATAAGGTATCGGATGCGCACGATCCCGTGCCGGGTCGTGCCGTCGATGTCGATGATGATCTCGCTCATGTCGAGCCCGATGAAGGCGGCCCGGAACGAAGGCCCGAGATCGAGCGGCGCCGATGTCAGCGCCTGGAGGACCTGGTCCTGGATCTCCGCCACTTCCTTGCGCCCCGGGTACCGGGACCAGATGTGGAGGGTTGAGAAAACCACCTGGCCGGCCGCAGACTTGTCCGACCAGTCCCGCCCGGAGACCTCGCCCATAACTACGTAGGGGAACTCGGCCTGCTCCGGCAGGGCGTCATAGATCCGATGGCCCGGCAAGGCGGACGTCAGCCGGTCGTATTGAGCCTTGTGAAGAGTGAGGAAGGGCGATCTCATTTGTAGATCTCCGCCAGATGCTCCTGGAATTTCGGCGCCACTTCATCGTAGGCCGGGATGAGGTATGGCCGCGCCGGCATGTGCTTTGTCCCGAACTCGATGTAGGGCGCATAGGGAGCAACCGTGCCGATCTCAGCCGAGGCCCCGCCACTCTCGAACTCGACGATCGTCGTGTTCCTCGCGTGGCCGGTTTTGACGGGCACGTCCCGCCTGGCCAGGCCCTGGATCTCGAGGGCTGACGCGCCGACCTCCGCCTTGACCCGGGGGAAACGGTCCAAGTCCTTGAGAGCTTTCTTCAGCTCATCGAGCCCCTTGATCTCGGCCTTGATCTCCATCACTTCACCTCTCGGGCCATGATGACCAGCCGCTGATGGGCGGATTCGACGTCGAGGACCGCCTCGATCTCCAGGATCTTCTCGCCATAGGCGATTCTCATCATCTCGTCGATGTCCCCTCGGAACCGCGTCGTCACCTTGTGCGTGACGTCCGCCTGTGTCTGGTGGGCGTCGAAATACTCGCGGCCGGAGAGAGGTTCGACCTTCGCCCAGGCGCTCGCATAATCGAGCCAGACGACCGTCTTGCCGCCGTAGCCATCGTCGGTCTCCTGCCTGGACTGGAACTTGATCCTCCGGTTCATTTCTCCGACCGGCGTCCTTTTCGCCATTCAGATTCTCCAGACCTTGAAAGGCAGGCACAGAGACGCAACGGCCGCGTTGAGCTTTTCCAGATTCACCTCGCCGCGGCTCTCGAAAAGGACGGCCACGGCCGCCAGGACTGCCTGCTTGAGCCCCTGGGGGACGTCCGCCGCCTGGCCGTAGCCGGCCTCGACCGTGATAATGAACGAGGCGAAACCGCGGTGCTCGGGCCAGACGCAGCCGGGCTTGAGCCTCACGCGGCCCAGCGTGCCGGAAATCGCGACGTCATAGATCGACGCCGGCACTTCCGTCTTCACACCCTCCTCGGAGACGACCTCAATCTTCTTCACGGCCCGCAGAGGCGATTTCGGGATCTCGATCGACGATGAAACCTGGTCGTGGACGAGCTCGAACTCCCGGGTGAGGAGAACGCGACCCGTGAGCTGTTCGACGTGCTTCTCCGCCGCGTCGATCATCGCGGTGACGAGGGCGTTCTCATCCTCGCTATCGACGCGCAGGTAGGCCCTGGCTTCTTCGAGCGTTACGACGGCCATTTCCGGTTGTCCTCTCTTCCGGGGTTACTTCTTCCGGCCGGCTCCCTTCAGCCCGGCATCCTTCCTCTCGGGCGTTTGCTCCTTGTCCTCCTCGGCCCATCCCTCGTGCAGAAAGACGCCGGCCAGGCCGTCCGGCAGGTCGTATTTCTGTCCGGCCTCATAAGAGAACACCTGGATCCCGTCCGGGCTTCCCTTCTGGGTCTGAAGCATCCTGATTTTCATGCTCTCCTCCTGTGGTGCGGAATCCGGGGGCGGAGCGATCTCTCGCCCCGCCCCCGTCCCGGTTCATTCGGTCTTCTGCGTCAGCTTATTCAGCGGGAGCGTGGCGGGGACGGCCGAGAACGGCGGCCGCGCCGATGATCGACGTAGGCGTGCCGGCGGTCGCTTCCGTGGCGAACACCCGGACATAGCGCTTGTGGCCGATGTAGCCGAGCTTCTTCGAGGCGTTGGCGTCGCCGCCGACGGCCTGGTCGAAGACGACCTCGGGCCCGCCGAGCACGTGCTCGGCCGCGACGTCGGCGAAGCCGCTTCCGGCCTGGTCGCTCTCCTGGAGCTTCCAGGTGTAGGTGGCGGCGACGGCGCCCATCGCGCCCGACTGGAAGACGAAAAGGGCGCCCTCGAAGAACTGGAGATCGACGGTGATCCCGGCGCCTGCGGGCCTTGCCACCGGCCCGAAGGCCGGGGCGACTTTGTAGCTGCTGAAAAGGTCTCTCATGATACCTCCTTACGCGGCGACCTTCTGCTTGCGGAGCGCCTCGGCCAGGATGACCTGGGCGTCGACGCGCTTCCAGAACAGGAACCCGACCAGGCCCTGGGTGGCGTAGACCTCGAGCAGCCGCTGCATGACGACGTCGGCCCGATCGACGATCATGTACCCCGCCTGGAAGTCGCCGAAGAGAATGGGGAAGGAATCCGAGGCGACGGCCGGCATGTCGACGGCCTCGATGATCGGATAGCCGAGGAGCGTGGTGGGCTGGCCGGCCTGGTACGAGGGCTGCCAGAGGTACTGGTCGTTCTTGTCCTTGAACAGCCGGACGTCGAGGATCGTGCTGCGCTTCATGACGAACTTGGCGTTGCGGGCGTAGTAGGCGGGCAGGTCGTAAATGAGCTTGATGATCCCGTCGGCCGTCAGGTTCGAGGCGTCCCCGCTCTTCACGAACGGGATGTTGGGATTCGTCAGCAAGCCCTCGGGCTTGGAGACGGCATTCCCGGTGATGAACGCCAGGCCCTCCTTCTTGGCGAACTTCTCGGCGGTCTTCCGCTGGATGTAGGCCTCGACGTTGAAGGCCGCGTCCTCGAGAAGCGTGCGCTTGGGAGTGACGAGGGCCCGGAGCTCGAACGGCTCGAACTTCTCCATCGCGAACTTGTAATCGCCCGCAACGAGCGTCTCGTCCGGCCAGGCGGCCGTCACCGTGTCGCTGCCTTCCTTGGGGAACTCGACCCCGCTGCCGCCGATCGTCTCGACCGAAGCGATCTGCCGGATGGGCGAGATCTCGGTCAGAAGCTCGATGAGCCGAGCCCGGAACTCGATCGGCGAGACGTAGCCGCCGGTCACGTCCTCCGAGACCCGCATTAGCTTCTGCTCGTCGGCTGAGACGGCGCCCTTGCGGATGAAGTTCAGGAAGGCCTTCGATTCGGGGCTCCTCTCCTTGCTCTCGCCGGCACCCATGACGGCCGCGGTCTTCAGCCTGATCTCGAGCTCGTCGACCTTCTGCTTGATCTTGAGCTCCTCGGCCTGGCTCTTTTCCTGGTAGGCCTTGAAGTCGGCCTCGGAGATCCGGCCTTTCAGCGTGTCCTCGTAGTGCTTCCGCTCGTCCGCGATGAGCTTGTTGATCTTCTCGATGTCCTCCTTCGTCTCGCGGACGAGGTCGGATTTCACGGCGTCGAGCAGCTCTTTCTTCTCTTTTTCTTCCATGTGTGATTTCCTCCGTTATGTTTTTTCAAGGATCTTCATCGCCTCGCAGAACAGGCGCCTTTTAGCGGCCTGTTCTCTCTCCAGCCCCTCGAGGACCGGAGACAGGATCCGCGGCTCCTCGCCGAGTGCTTTCGGCGGCTCGGGCTCGGAGTGCTCGCCGGTCTTTTCGGCCGGCTCGAAGGCGATGTATTTGATCCCGTTGTCTTTCAACCATTTCTTGGCCTCGGAGACCGTCCAGTCGTTGACAGGAAAGCGCAGGGCCTGGGGGACCGGGTTGTCGTCAGGGGCGTTTTGGTCCTTGAGCTTCCCCCAGATGACCGAGACCGTCGCCGGCAGCTTGATCCGCCCGTAGATCGTCCCGTCCTTCTTCCGGCGGAAGGTGCCGTCGTCGAAAAGGTCCGGGCTCTTGAGGCGGGCCGAGTGCTCGTTCGGATAGGGCTTCGTTTCGAGCGCTTCGCCGCCCTCGGCCGCTTTCACCGCGTCCACGAGCGCCCGCTCGTTCATCGGCCAGAGCGTCAGCGAACCCTCGTTCAACTGGATCTCCTGGAGACGGCGGATCGGCTGGCCGTCGAGCGTGTCGAGCGCCCACTTGATCGCCCTGTATCCGATCGACAGGCCAACCTTGATGCCGCGATCGAAGAGGCGTTTTACCTTCTTGCGGGCTTTCTGGCTGTCCTCGTCGTCGAAGAACTCGCCGGAGACCTTGAGGCCGTAGCTGTCCTCCTTGCCGTGGAACGAGCCTACGATCTGGCCCGGCGTGCTCGCCGAATGGCCCCAGAGGAGGGCGAAGGCGTCGTTCTCCTCCAGCGTCTTCTTGAAGGCCCTCTTCTCGACGACGTCCCCGCCGGCGTCGACGTTGCCGAACGTCGAGAGATAGCCGGAGAATCGCCCTGTGTCGTCGAGTTCCTTGACCTCGAACCGGAAGATCTTCATTTCGTTTTTCATGTCGTCATCTCCTTGCGGCCTGATAGGTCACGCTGCACCGGCAGTGAGGATGCGCAGGCGGGCTCTCCAGGCCGCCCGTGAAGTTCTCGTCCAGGCCGACCGTCTCGCCGTCGAGCGCGGAGCACTCGGGGCAGGTGAGCTCGTCGATCGCCGTCTGCCAGGTCTTCCGGACCTCCGCGATATAACCCTCATCCCGCGCCTGCCTCATTGCCTCGAGCTGCCCGTGGTTGTAAGCATTCGAAAGCTCCGTGCGGGCGATCCGCTCGGCCCGGGCCCTGTGCAGATGGGAGGCATATTTACCGACCAGGGCATCGATTTTGCCGGCCGCCAGGCCTGAGGCCGTAAGCTCCACCCGATAACGAGCCACGGCCAGGGCCTCCCGGCGCAGGAGCCCGACCATTGGCCGGATCATGGGGGCCAGGTGATACGGGCTTGTGATGCCGATGAAGACCTGGTGCTGGAGCAGGGCGTTTATGCTCGCGGCCTGAGAGGCCGAAAGCTCCCGGATGAGCGCCCCCCCGGCGGCCGTCATCCAGCGCACCACGGAGGCGCCCGTCACGTCGAGCGTAAACGCCTCTTTCCGCGTCTCGTTGATCCGCCGCGCCATCCGCTCGCCAGCCGCCTGCAGGGCCGCCTCAACCAGCGCCTCGAGCTTCTCTTCCCAGAGCTCGGTTGCCTGCACGAACCACTCGTCGGCCAGGGCCGCCGGCAGGGCCCTGATGCTGAGCATCCATTCGGCCATCTTCGGTGTCACGGCCGCCGCCTGCTCCCGCCAAAGGCCCCGGATGAGGCGCATGGCACCGGGCTCCCCGGAGTCGAGATACCGGCGCAAAGCCGCCAGCGCCGTCACGCGGTCATCGAGAACGAGGATCCGCGGCCTCGCCTCATAGGCGGCCCGCTCGACGGCCTCGTACAGCATCCCTATTCCTCCTCCGTCCCCGTGCCCGTAATCGCCTCGAGGGGCACGACGCTGGCCGACACCGTCAAACGGTCGGCCCCGGGCTCGGTCGACTTTCCGTAGCTCATCATGTCGCGCGCCTCGTTCCGGTCGATGATGCCGCGCTCGACGGCCTTGCCGGCCCGCTCCCAGACCTTCTCCATATCCTCGGACAAAGCGTCGAGATCGGACGTGTCGTAGTCCAGGAAGATCTGGCCGCTGTCGTCAAACATTGGGACGAGCCACTGGTTCAGCTCGTCGCGCAGCATGTTGAGGTGCGGCAGGGTCGCCTTGTAGTAGAGCCGCTTCTCGGCCTCCTGGACGTTGCTGTAGGTTTTCGTCTGCGGGTCGCCCAGGAGTTCCGACGGCACCTTGTAGACCTGGCAGACGCGGCGCATGGCCGAGATAAGCGTCGTGTCGAACTCGACGTCTTTCGGCGAGAAACCGAGACGGAATGGCCGCAGGCCGCCCTCGAGGATAAGCGGATTCATGGCGTTTTCGGGCCCTTGGTAGTCGTTCTTGATCTGTTCCTTCAGGTCTTTCTTCTGCTCCGGCGTCAGGTTGCCCTCGGTTGCCAGGGAAACGGTCGGCTGGGCGCCCTTCTCCAGCATCCGCAGCATCCATTCCAGGGCGTACGAGGCAACATCGACCGTTTTTGCGATCGCGGCCACGGGGCTCACGCCCTTGAGGTTGTCCTCGTCTTCCTCCGGGTTGTAGAGCTTGATATGCAGGACCTCGTCATCGAGGAACGTTTGCATCTGTCCCTTCGGCCGGTATTCGTACAGGATCGTCCCCAGCGGGCCCATCTTGGGCGTCACGCGGTCCGGCCTCAGGAACTGGACCGCCGCCCGCGTCTTGAACGACGGGACAATGAATCGTTGAAAGGTATTCCCGGTGAGGAGAAGGTGGCCAAGGTAAGTCTCGATATACCTTGACCAGGCCATCCGGGGCCCGGGCCGGCGGACGAAATCGACAAGCGGGCCCGACGGCAGCTCCGCGATCTCGTCCCCTTGCCGGCGATAGACGTACCAGGGGACCAGGACGGCCGCCTGTTGGATCAGCGTGATGCAGCCATAGATGACTTCGCTGAGCTCGAACGCCTTGATGTACTGGTGGACGCGGTCCCCCATGATCTTCCCGACACCGGGCAGGTAGACCGAGTAAACGCCGCCCGCCTGCTTCTTCTCCTGCCGACGCCAGAATTTCCAGCTCATGATCAGGCTCTCCACAATCTCGGCGCTGCCCTCGGCGGCTCAGCGGCCAGGGCGTAGATGACGGCCTCGGCCTCGTCGGGCGAGCGTCCGAGTTTCTCCTTGATCTTCTCTTTGGCGAGGATCTCGATCTGGCCGGCTGAGTTGACCCTGTACTTGATCGACAGGAACTGGCTCATGACCTCCCTCGGGATGGGCAGAGAAAGGTCCGCCAGGAGCTCGCGCATCCCCCAGTGGATCTCGGCGCGCTGGTTCTTGAACCGGGCCTTGTCGTGAGCCGCGGCCGCTCCGTGGATCTCGAAGATCTCGAAACGGAACACGAAACCAGACCTATCCAGCTCTTCTCGGCTCGCTTTCGGGAGGGCTTCCCGGATCATGTCCATGACCAGGGCTTCTTTCTCCGGCTTCTGCTCCTGGAGCCGGTCGACAATCCCCGCGCCCAGGCCGTCGGCGTCCACCTTGACAGTGATCCGCTTGAGCCCGTTCTGGACGAGCTCGAGGAGCGGTAGGTTGAAGATGTCCTTCCAGATCTCGCCCGTCGACCTCATGAGGTCGAGGCCCTGGGCAGAGAACACGATCCGGACCGTCATCCCCTCGCGGCGGGCGATGACCGTCTTGTCGTCGCCGGAGCGGGCCGCGTCGACGCCGTATTCAACGGGGAAGCCGCGTTCGGCCTTGCGTTCGAAGGCTTCCTTGAGCTGCAGGTAGCTGAAGACATCGTCCGGGGCGCCGGCCGCGTTCCAGTCGCCCTGCAGCAGCGCCTTGGCCTGATTTTCGTCTAGGATCCCCAGAAGGTTGTTGATGTAATCGGCCGGGAGATTGGCCAGGTTGTCGGCTGGCAGCGCCGGGACAAAGACGTGGTTCGGCAGGCTCGACTCGATGAACCGCTCCTTGAGCCAGCCCTGGGAGGGATTGCATGTCATGAGAAAGTAGTATCGGATCCCGGGGAGCTTCAGCCGCAGCCGGGTCGAGAGCATCTTGAACTCCTGCTCGTTGAACTCCTCGGCCTGATCCAGGGCGATGAAGCCATACTCCCCGCCCATGAACTTCTGCCAGTCGTTCGGGCTATCGCCGATCCCGCCGTAGCGGAGCCGCGAGCCGTTGACAAACTCGATGAGCTTCTCGGAGAGGTTCCAGCTCTTGATGATCTCCTTGGGCATGAACTTCTCGAGCTGCGGGAAGACCGTGTCCCGGAAGGACGGCCAGGTTCTCCGCATGAGGAGGCCGAAGTTGCCGGGAAAGTCGAGGAGCAGCTGAAGCGCTTCGTTGACGATGGCCCCGGTCTTGCCTCCGCCCAGGGCCCCGCCGTAGAGCTTGTACATCTCGGGCCGGGAGTGGAACTCCATCTGCTTGGGGTTCCGGCGCGGATCGTAGCGCTGGGTCAGGTCGACGGTCACGGGTTCGGCGTTCATCGCTTCTTCCCCGTCTCCTGAGGCCTGGGAACGGCCGTGAGGACGTTGATGATCACGCCGCCCTTGATCTCCCCGGAATGCTGGACGTCCTGCTTGTCGCGCCAGAGGTCCGACCTCCGGTTCTTGAGCCAGAAGATAATGGCTCCGGTGTCCCCGTTTTTGGCCTTCTCGTAGAGGCTCTTCGTGACTTGGAAGTCGGCCTTGAGCTTTCCCTTTTTTAGGGACTGCAAAAACTCGGGGTGTTTCTTCCAGTAATTGAGGGTTCGGGGCGAAATGCCGAGGATGACGGCGATCTCCTCGTCGACCAGGCCTAGAGAGGCGATGATCTCGACCTGCTCGAGGTTGACCTGGTCCATTTTGAACGGCCGGCCGACTTTCGCCACTTTGACTTTCATCTTGCGGTCTTCCTGATATCGCGTTCGGAGATCCCGGTGTACTTAGCGAAGCGCTGGATGATGACGTCACAGTACTTGGGGTCGATTTCCATTCCGTAGCAGACACGGTCTGAGATCTCGGCGGCAATGAGCGTTGAGCCTGAACCGAGGAAGAGATCAAGAACGAGCTGGCCGGGCTTGCTCGAGTTGACGATGCCGCGAGCGCAGAGCTCCACGGGCTTCATCGTCGGGTGCTGATCCGATGCTGTGGGCCGGCTAATCTCCCAGATCTCAGTCTGCTTACGATCCCCGCGGAAGCTGCTTTTCTTGAGCCAGCCGTAGAAGCAGGGTTCGTAGATCCGCTGGTAACGGGCGGGTGAAAGAACGAGCTGCTGTTTCTTCCAGATGATCGTTGCCGACCAATGGATCCCCGCCTCGATGAGCGCCAGGCGCTGGCGCATGCCGGCCGGCCCGGAAGCCCCCCACACGTAGATATCTCCACCACGATGATGAGCCTTGAAGGCCTCAATCATGGCTTGATTGAACTTGAGCCACGCGGAATCGTCCATACAGTCGTTGGCAATGGAACGGATCTTCCAGGAGGGATGGTTCTTCGAAGAGCCATAGTCGACATTGTAGGGTGGGTCTGTGAAGATAAGGTCGGCCTTCTTCTCATCCATGAGCCGTGCAACGTCCGTCGCGTTTACACTGTCTCCGCACATAAGGCGGTGTTTTCCGAGCAGGAAGACCTGCCCACGGCGGGTCTTGGACGGCAAATCGTCAATGGGCGGGACCGTGTCGGCCTTGGAGTCAATATCGGGTCCGAAGCGCTCGATAAGGGAGGTCAGGTCGACGGGCTGGCCAAGGTCAACCTTGAAGTCGTTGAGATTAAGCTTGGCGAGGTAGGGCTGGACGAGCTCAGCCAATCTGTCGTCCTCGTAGAAGCCAGCCCGGTCGTTGTCGGAGAGGGCGAACTCGATCTTCTCGGCCTCGTCCTCGGGCCTGACGATCGAGATCTCGACCTCCTTGACCCCAAGCTCCTTGAGGGCCCGGATCCGCATGTTGCCGCCGAGGACGACGAATTTGCCGTTCTCGCGGCAGCCGATCAGCGGCTTGTAGACGCCGAGCTTCAGGATCTGGCGCTTCAGCCGCTCGTAGTCCAGGGTCTTGATCCCGCGGGGATTTTTCTCCCACGGGATGACCTTGGAGATCGGGACCTTGCGGATATCCATGTTCACTTCTGCTTGTCGAGCGCCTCGAAGATCTGTTTGTGGTCTTCCCGGTTCTCACGTCGGAGCTGATCAATCTTCTCGTCAGTGTGCTTCTGGCCCTGTTCGACGATCGTGAGCCGGCGGTCGTGGTCCAGGCAAGGTTTGAAGGACCCGTTATCCTTCTTGACCTTTCTGGTCCGGAGCCATTCCTTGATGATGAGGCCCGCGTTGGTAACGATCAGCGTCACCATTCCGGCATCAAGGAAGAGGCTCGACCTCCCGGCCTGTGCTGCCTCGGTTGCGCCTTGAACTATTTCCGGAGCGATCATCCTTTCTCCTTCCGTAGCAACTCCCTGAGCCGCTTGACTTCTTTCCGGAGCTCGAGCCATTCGAAGACGAGCCCGGGCGTGACCTCGTAATTGCCGGAAGGAAGCTGCTGGACGACGTCTGACACGCCAGCCGGGCCCTCGAGAGGAGGGCCGAGTTCTGGCGCCTGGCGCTTACAGGCCGGGACGGTACTTGTCAGCAAGACGGCGAATAGCAGCCAGGTCGCCAGCCTTAACGGCCTTGATCGCTTCGTCTCGATCATGCTTCCTCCATTCCTTCTCGATCTTGTCCTGGTTCTGCTTCTGCCGGATCAGGACCAGGGCGAGCTCAGCGAATACGGCCAGGGAACCCAGGATAGCTAGGATCTTCTTCATCAGGGCACCTTGAAGGGATCGACAATCTTGTAGCCGGCGCCCCGGTAACCGATCGGGCGGATCTTCACAAAGGCATTCTGATCAATGGCTGCCTGCGGGGAGGTCGTCGAGGACCCCCCGCCGGAGGCCCCGAGGGTATGGAGATCGTCGATCATCAGCTCGATGTGTGTGGCGACCATCTGAGAGTTGAACCAGAACACCAGGCAGCCCGCATAGCCCTTCGCCACGGCCTTCGAGCTGTAGCGGATATAGAGCCCGTTGGCCGTCGTGTCGTAGTTCGCCGGCAGGAGCCCGACGCCCTGGAGAACCTCGATCATCAGGCCCGAGCAGTCGAAACCGCGGATCGGGTCGTCCCCGCCCCAGTGGTACGGGAGGCCCAGGAATGACCAGGCATACTCCACGGCCTTGGCGCGGAGATACTGGGCCTTGAGCTGGTCCGTGGTCATGCCGGGATCGCTTCAGTTCGTGGACGGGGTCTTGGTGATCTTCTTGTACAGGTGGAAGTATCCGGTCGATTCGCCCAGCACGACGCCCGAATAGATCAAGTACGTGATCCAGTTCCACGGGCTCATGGGATTGATGATCAGGAAATAGATCCCGGTCGACGCGGCGCAGACGATGACGGTAAGCAGGAAGGCCCCCGGTCCTTCCGAGAAGAACTTCACTTTAGTCTTGACGAACTGGGTGATCAGGGTGACGACGGCGCCACTGAGGATGGCCACGAGCGCGTCCACCTGGGTCAGGTCGACTTCAACGCCGAAGACGTTGACGGTCGTGGCGTCCTGGGCCAGGGCGATAGCCGCTCCGGCGAAGAGGCAGATGACGACTGCGGCCATGAGGCCGATGAGACGCTTTTTCATAGAAACCTCCTGAAAAGAGCGTTTTCCGTTCGGGAACATGATAAGGGGTGTGATTTTGGTAAAACCGGGAAACCTGTCCCAAATGGACAGGAAACCTGTCTCAATGGGACGGGAAACCTGGGTAAATTTCCATATTGACAGGATTTGTAATGTGGTAGAATTAGGCCAGCGAGGAGGAAAAAATGAGGGGGAAATTATTCGGTAAGACCAGAGCTTTTAAGCCAGAAAAGCCCGATAAACCAGGCAAGCCAGGAGAGAAACAGTGGAGGCCTCCTTCGGATGGTCCTATTATTCCAGAGAATTGGCGGCCGCCTAGAGATCCTGAAATCCCGCCTCCGCCACCTCCCAGCGAAGAGCCTCCGAAAGATCCTCCGAAGGACTAAACGGATCCTAAAAAGGCAGGCTTCTTTTCAAGACTTTCCGGCAATATTCTTCAAGTTCGCAGAATTCTCCTCTTCCACGCTTCTTTAAATCTTCAACAAGACTTGGGAATTTCTTGCCCACTTCCTGAATGTAGAAATCAATTCCTGACGAGTAAAACATAACCATATGCTTATCCAGATATCTTCGGTTCGCGTAAAAGGCAAAGCTCTCAAACGCATTGAAGATTCTTAGATACCACCTCTCCAGATCTTCAGCCTCGCCTTTTTTAATATCTGAATGTTGGTCCTCGAGGTCGCTGATTCGCCGCCTGATATCGTTGAATAATGAAGCCTGTAGATTTCTTCTCTGTAACCTGAAAGCCCTCGTGTTCATGATGAGGGCGATCGCCGAAAAAACCACTGCTATAGAGGCCGCGTACTTAGCTGTCATTTCCAGGATCTCCATCGCTGTCATTTGAACCTCCCCAAAAAAGAGTCGGTTCAATAATAAACTTGTTCGAGATATTTTTCACCTGATCTCCTTGATGAGGAACGCCGGCTCATTGTGGCGCTTGCACCAGATCTCCTTCGTGCAGATACCTGGCAGTTTGAACGCCCGGACCCTCTGCTCGTCGCCCTGCTTGATGGCATCGATGACCACGCGGATCTTGCGGATCTCTCTTTCCCGCAGCGCCTCGAGGTTGAAGACTTCGCCCTGCAGGAGCGTGACCCTGTAGTTGCTGTTGACCAGGACGTCGGCAGCGCGCTTCACGGCTCTGGCCAGCCGCCTCTTCTCAGTCCTCTCAGTCATGCTTCACCATCAAGTCGATCCCTCTAGTCACCAGACTCGGCCGCGTCTTCTCTCCTCGTCAATGAGATATCGGCGGATCGCCCTCCGAAACGCTCCTTCGCGCATTTTCGTCGACCTCGCGTACCCCCCAATGCATACGCCAAGGATGAGGGCGGCGAAGATCAGGAAGATGCCCAGCTGAATTGTCATGACACTCCCTCCAAGGTTATCTCTACCCGCGGGATCCGCGAGTAGTATTTCTGTACCAGGATTTCCACGATCTGCGAGTCGTCGTGGAAAGCCAGGCCGTTTAGTGCGTCCTCGACGGCCTTGAGCACGTTAGAGGCGTCGGGTTTGGTCGTCGGCCGGACAAGCGTCGCCTCCATCCTCTCGGCCTGTCTGTTCGAGACACTCTTCGGGATCCCGCGGAAGATGTTCACTCGAAGCCTCACGGCGCCCAGGAGGGGCGGGAAGCCCTCGTACTTCACGGCGAAGAGCTCACGGATTAACGTCTCGTAGTTCTTGGTCTTTTCGGGCGTCTTGGAGATCACGCGCCCTACCCGTCGGTCGTAGAACGTCCGGGCGCGAAGCTTGCCGCAAGGTTCGCCGGGGATGACCAGGCGGATCACGCTTCGGCCTCTCCCTTCGGGAAATCGATCGAGACGTCGGCCGTCATCTCTTCGCGGACGATCCGGATGGACTTGCGGACGTTCTCGTACTCCTGCTCGAGGATCTCTATCTCGGCCTCTTTCTTCTCGATCGCGTCCTTGGCCTTCTTGATCTGGTCGGTGATGTCCTTGGCGTAGTTCTCGAGTGTCCCGATGACCTGGTCAGCCTTCGGGAAAAGTGATACTTGCTCTGCCATGACGTCTCCTTTCAATCGCCGAGCCCGAGCGCGGAGATCTCCGATTCCTCCTGCCGGCGCTCGAATAGGTTCTGCTGCTGCATGCTCGAGGCGCAGAGCCCGGGGTAATAGGCCAGGATCACCTTCACGCGGCGGGCGGCGATGATGGGGCCGACTTTCTTCTCGAGATAGATCCGGAACTCCTGAACCTCGGCCGGGGTCCTCGGAATAAAGAGTCCCTCCGGGCACGCGCAGACGGGAAGCGCGGAATAGATGTCCCTCATCTTCCGGTCATCGACTTTCGGCTCAAAGGGTCTGAGGTGGGCAAGCACGCCCGCCCTGGGGATAGCATTTTCCCGGCCCTTGTGCCGCTGCAGAAAACTCATGACCTGGGTCCGCAGAAAATCCGCGTTCATCGCTTCGCCTCCGCTACGGCCGCCCGGTCCACCGAGAGCTGCTTCGAAATTCCGGCGTGGATCGTCGCGCCGACGATAATCCCCAGGCTGAACACGAGGACGATGATCAGCCCGATCAAAGCCAGAAGTGCGTCGTCGTTGAGCCGTTTCATCACGTCACCTCCAGGAAGCAGACGGGGTGGTAGAACTCCTCGCCGATCTGCTTGGCCTCGGTCTTGTAGAGCCATAGTCCACACCAAGCACAGCGGACCAAGTCCGGCCTACATTCTGAATGAAAATGCTCGTTCTCATGGAAGACCGCCTCGCTCAAGAGCACGAACTCATCACATGTCGCGCAGCGTGCGGCCGGCTCATAATCATCAGGCAGTCTAATGAAGCTCATGACCGTACTCCCTGTCTCTCCCGCGTCCACTCGGCCATCTTCAGCTTGACCGCCTCCTCATCAAGGCCGGACGTGCGGAGTTCATCCTGCTTTTTCCGATAAGCGGCCCAGTAAGCTTTGTCTGGCGGCTTATTACTTCCCCCGATCTTGGAGACCGGACGCTCGCCTCGGCCGTTTCCTGGGAAAGTGCCTCCCCGGTCCTGGGCCCTGGACAGCCAGTTCGAAATGAACCTGCGCCAGTTCTGTTTCCGGCCCTTAGCCGGGTTGGCCAGGATCCACTCCCGCATCTTGGCGAACTCGGTTTTGAGATCGCAGGCGGGATAGGCCTCGCCCCAGGCCTTCATGTCTTCGGCCGAGATCCCCTCCCAAGAGTTCGCGGAGTGGTTGAAAACGATCTTGACGGCGCGTTCCGGCGGCTCCGACCCGCGAGAGGTCGGGGCAGTATTTAACTTCTCTTCTCTTAACTTAACTTCTCTTAACTTAGGAGCGAGCGGTCGGCGAGGAATCGTCGAGCCCTCGTCGAGTTGTTCTCGATTATTCAGGAACGCTTCGAGCACATCCTTACTCGGAGCTGGGATTTGCGACTTTCCCGGACGGTCTATCCTCTGGTGTTTCAAGAAGTTCTTGATGAAACCGTACTCTTGGCCGTCGGCCGTGTACCAGAGGATTTTCTTCGCGACCTCTCCCTTAAGCTTTTCGATGTTGAGCTTCTCGTCGTAGGGAAAGATCTGGGACCGCAGGAGCTTCGGGTGGGCCCGGAGCCGGCCTTCGTCGTCTGCGAAGTTCCAGAGCCCGATATAGAAAAGCCTGGCCTCGGTCGACCAGGCGCCTATCTCTTCGTCGTTCCAGAACTCAGGGTCGATCATCCGTTTTCTCGGCATGTGCTTGATCCTTTCTTGGAGGAACCCGGGAGGGAGGGGCCCGGACAAGGGGGGTGAAGAACCGGCCCCTCCTCGGTGCGTCTGGCGCTGGACTCCCGGGGGTTTCTGTTCATCTCAGTTCTGGATCCCGGTCCGGGACGCGATGGTCTTCTTCGACCACACACGGATGCCGGGGATATTAGTCTGGTCCTTGATAGCCCGGACGATCCGGCCGATCTTCACGAGGTCGGGCGTCATGTACTCGCGGGGGATGGCGTTGGCGTCGACGACCTCGAACTCCCAGGCCTCCCGCAGCGAGATCCCCTCGGCCTTGGGGGCTTCGGGAACCTCGGGCGCGGCGCTCTTGATCGCCTCGACCTTCTCGTAGGCTTTGGTGATGATCTTGTCCGCCTTGTCCTTCTCGCCCCGCTGCTCGAGCTCCTTGGCCTTCTCGAGAGCCTTCTCGGCTTCTTTGCGAGCCTTGTCCTCGGCCGCCCATTGCTTGCGCTCGGCCTCGAGCCGGATCCGGTCCTGCTCGACGAGATAAGCCGTGATCTTCGGCTTGACGATCTTCTCCGCGAGTTCGAGCGGTTCTGTGAACTTCTTCTTCTCGGCCAGGAGCGACTTGTGGAGGGCGTGCGCCCGGGCGATCTGCGGGTCGAAAGTCTCGGCGATCCGGGCGGCCAGCCGCTTGATGCCTTGGAGGAACTCGTTGGCCGCGTCCAGGCTGCCCTGATCCGTGACCACAACCCCGCGCGCCCGGGCCGGAACCGTGAGCGCCTCGGCTTGGATATCGGCCTGGGCTGGGACAGGGCCCGGCCCGGAGGCCTCGGGGAAAACGTATTCGATGCTCATGTCACGCCTCCGCTCTTTGATGGGATTGCTTCGCGCTCCCGTCCTGAGGCTTCGCTTTCGGGGCGCTCAGGTGGTCCGCCCAGCGGGCCAGGTAGTCGATGACCGTGTCGGCCTCGATCGCCGTGAGCTCCGAGAGCTCGGCAAAGTCCTTCTTGAAGACCCTGGCGATCGTCTGATAGATCCCTTTCCAGGCCAATGCGTCGGTCTGCCCGAGCCCGTTGAGCTTGCGGATCCCGTCCAGGATTTTCTCGGTCTGCTCCTTGCTGATCTGGTTCGGCGGGGCCTGAGCCTCGGGGAAATCGCCCGTGAACTCGTCCTTGACGTCGGGGAGCGGCTTCGGCCCGGGAGCGGGGGCCTGGGGCGCGGGCGGCTTCGGGACGGGCTTGGCCGCCTTGAGCCACTTCATAATCTTGGCTCCCGTGTCTTTGGTGGGCTTGAAGACCTGTCCGTCGAAAAGGCCCGTCCGGTCTTTCGAGGCGACCGCATGGTGGTCCATTGCCAAGTCAAGGACGGTCGTGAACTCGTACTCCATCCCGTCGCGCTGGATCGGCGCCAGCCCGACTTTCTTCGGGGCACTTTTCCCCTTATCGTTGAGCTCGAGGACGTAGTCCTGCTTGGAGCGCATCGTGCAGATGATGTGCATGTCGGCCTGCAGGATCCGGGCCTTGAACCGCTCCTGCTCCGGCGTGATCTGCGCCCAGTTGGTGTATGAGTTCCCGCCCCGGGCGTCGAGCGCCGTCTTCTTGTCGAGAAGGCCCCCCTCTCCCGCCCAGGCGTGCGAGATCGAGTCGATAATGAGGACGTCGTAGCCATCGCGCTCGGCCGCCTCGATCGCCTCCAGGTACTTTCCGATCGTGTAGGGCGGGTCGATCTCCAGAATGTCGAAGGCGATCCCGGCGAGCTGCCCTTTTTCCATGTCGGCGTAGAGCGAGGCCGACTTGTTCTCGGTGTCGACCACGGCAATGCGCTTGCCGATCCCCGATGCGATGAGAAGCCCGCTGAAGGTTTTCCCGGACCCCGAGGGTCCGGTCAGCGCGATTTTCAGCCGCGCCTGCGTTCGTTCCGCTTTTCTGAAAGCACTCATGGTGTGTCCTCAGAACGGGATCCCGTCGTCCGCCGCCTGGCCCGACTCCGGGAACTCGGCCGAAGCTTCGGGCTTGCCGGCCTTCTGTTCCGCGGCGGCCGCGTCTTTCGGCACGCTCAGGTAGATGATGTAGTCCGGCTGGTTGCCCTCTTCCTTGTAGCTGTTCGGGAACATCACCAGGTGGATGTCCGGCGAGAGACCGCCGTTGATGACGACGGAAACGTACTTCTTCTTTCCGTCCTGGGAGGTCTTGAGCCATCCGGCTCCGACTTTCTTTCTTTGATTCGACATTTTTTTCTCCTTAGCCCTTTCCCTTGACAGCGATCGTCCCCGGTCCTATATTGAGGGTGGCAATGTGGGGTCCGGATCGCCTGAGGGTTCGGACTCTGCCAAAGGCCCCCAAGCCAAGTCGGGGAGCGGGGCGGCCGCCACAGCCGCCCTGTTCCTCGACACCCTAGCCCTGTCCGTTCTCAATTTCCGAATAGCACCTCCCTTGTCGTTGTAGCATCCGAGACAAAGGTCCTCGGTCTTCATCCAATCATCGCGCATGATCCTGCAGCACGACTCGCAGAACCGCAGCGGGTGATAGCTGCGGAGCGTGCGGAAGCTCGGGTCAATCTCTGCCGCCGGCAGCACCAGGATCTGCCCGCCGTGCCGGGCGCTTTCGCGGCGCTTCCTGCGTTCGTCGCGCTCGGCCTTCCGGCGCTCCCGTTCGCGGCGTTTCCACTCCCGGCGCTGCTTGCGGATCTCGCGGTCCCGCTCTTTCTGGAGCGTCGCCTCACTCTTCGGGCGGCTCATGCCGACGCCCTCCCAGCCGCGTGCTCCTCGGCCTCGAGCTCGTCCACGAAGGCGGTTGTCAGCGTGACTCCGTCCGGATCCGGATCATGGAGCCGAACAATCGCGAGGGGCCTGTTGAGGACCACCCCCTTGACGATGGAGATCACGCGTAGAACCTTCCCGGTTTCCCCCGTGCCTCTGATCTGAACCCTGTCTCCTACACGGAACACGTCAGGCCTCCTTGGGCCGGACCAGGCCCTTGACGTAGTCGAGGTAGACGATCGCCCCGCCGACAGTTGCGATCCCGTTCTTCGGAAAATCGTCGCGGAGCATGTCCTCGGCCACGGCCCGGGCTGCCGCCCTGCTGTAGCCGAACTTGAAGGCGATGAGCTTCGCCAGCGTGGAGATGTTGATCATCTCAGACCTCCCCTTGATTGATTCCGAGCCTCTGCTCGATTCTCGTGACTCGAGCTTCGAGGTCGGCGAGTTTAAGGCTGTTGGCTTTCTTCCTGACCCAAGAGCCTTTTCGGCATTTATCGGAACAGAAGGATTGCCATTTCCGCGTAGGAGCGAATTTCAGGCCGCAAAAATCGCAAACGGCCACGGATGCGGGGATAGCCGCGTTCGGCCCGCAGAAATGCGTACGACGCGTCTTTGACGCATATTTCGGGGCCATCACAGAACCTCTTTTCGAAGCTTCTCGCGGAGCTCGGCCGATTTCTGCTGAAGACGGGCCAGGGCCTTCTCCATCCGGCGGAGCTCGGTCTTGTCGATCTTCCCATCCTCGAAAGCGTCCTCTATCTCCTTTAGAGCCTGGCCTGTCAGTATCGAAAGTCTGATCTGGTCCTTTTCCCTTTCTTCCCTGCTCGGCTTCCCTTTGACGGCGAGAACGGGGATGTACCCGCACGGCTCGCAGAAGAACTCAAGGAGCTCTACGTCGCCGGTGGCCTTAACCAGGTCAATGATCCGGTCAGGCGGCATGACATTCTCGCCGCGGACGTATCGGTAGAGCGTGTCCGTGGCGATCTGCATGTCTTTGGCCACGGCGTCGACGCGGTACTTCTTCTTGATGATGAAGTTCACGTAGAGAAGAGCTGAGAATCCTGATATGGACGATCCATTTAGATTGGAATTCATGACGCCCTCGCGATAACCTGGGCTCCGGAGTGGACATGCTGATCAAACTCACGGGCCCTGACGAAAGCCTTGATCTTCGCGGGATCGAACCGCTTTCCACACGGCAGCTGGACGAACGGAAGCACCCGCGCCGCGCACCAGTTGTCAATTGTCCGGGCCGAGACGCAGAGATAGGCCGCCGTCTCAGACTTTGTCCAGAGGGGCTCTTCTCTTTTCAT